CTAGAGGTTATTGATGGCTTTTTCGTAATATAAAACAGCCTCTTTTTCTTTATCTTTGGATAGGTGACTGTATTTGTCCATGGTCATGGCTAGAGTTGCATGACCTAAGCGGTATTGTAATTCTTTATAACTGATACCAGCGTTCAACAGTAAACTAGCATGGGTGTGGCGGAAGGCATGAAAGGTAAAGCGAGGGCATCCACATTCTTTCAATCGCCTGGTCAGAGCACCCTGCCTTATTGTCATATCTTGGTATTCCCTTGTAGGTGTTGCAAATACCACAAGTGGAGCACTTTCCCCAATTTCAAGATACAATTGCCTTTGCCTATTCTTGTATAGCCGTAGCATATTGCAAGTCTTTTTATCAATGCTGATTACTCTGATACCTGCTTTACTCTTAGGAGTGCCTACCAGGTTAACGAATTTACTGTAATTCTTGTTTATGCTGACTGTACCATTTTCCAGATCAATGTCAGACCATTCTAAAGCTACCGCTTCACCGAAACGACAACCAGTGGCCAGTAAGAAGCTATACAAAACAAAGTCAAAATAATAAACATAGCCATCAACGGATCTTTTTTCCATATGACACATGAACTTCTTTATGTGTTCGGGTGCTATAAATTTAATAGCCTTGTCTTCACGCTTTCGAGCCTTTGGCATGATGACTTCTCTAGCTGGATTGAAAGGCAAGAGCTGGAGCGATACACCATACTGCAAAATCCTACGATTTAAAGAATGGACGTTGCCAAAATGAACAAAAGTTGCTGAGAGTTTATTGAGATGTCTTTGTATTTGGGGCAGAGTTATCTTATCAATCTTCATAGACCCAAATTCAGATATAAGATGATTATGGACAATTCTTTTTGTCAGTAGAAAGCTTTGGGGCTTTACTGTTAATCTATAATTGTCTAACCATAACTCAGCCAATTCTTGATAGGTTTTTACCTCTATTTTCTTTTTGACGGTTGACCCATTTTTGACAAACTCAATAGGTGCATATTTTGCTTTCTGCTTCACCTCTTTCTTTGTCCTACCCGTCACGTTGGTTTTTACCTTTTTGCCAGTAATGACATCTACCCCCAGATAGACATTGGCACGGTAAACAATGCTACCGTCTTTTTTTATTGCCTCAGTAATTTTCATGATCATAAACCTTTCTATCATCAGCAGGCAAGCGATTAAAAGGGATTTAGGTTTATATCATGCAACAAGATTGTTAATAGTCTATTCAAATTAATTGGTAAATTACTTTTTCCAAGGTCTGTAAAACAAAAATAGAGCCAACTAGTAATCTAGCTGACCCTGTCTTTTAAAGAATTCCCTTAATTATGCACGCATAATTCATAGGGCACCGAACTCAATCGGTCTTACACTTTAAAATATAATATCAGCATTTCTATAGAATGTCAAAGCAGATAAGTAACGGCTAAGGGGAATATTTTAGTTAGATTCTAGTTACTTAAAACTAGCGTTCAGGTTTATGTGTTAAATTTACTCTTATAAATCAACATAAGCCTTGCTACACAATCTTCAGGGATATTTAGTGTTTGATAGAGATTTCCCAAAGGAGAAATCTGATTTCTATCATGATGTGAATAAAAGATGGCATTAATGTCGAATAAATATTGTTGAAACAGTATAGGGTTATCAATCAAGAGCGCTATGGAGATCATAACAGCAAATAAATCTTTTTTTCCAATTCCATTCCTATAATCATCATCGGTAATGACACCTTCAGGAAGTGCTTCAAAGAGATATTTTTTATTTAATTTTGTTGTGACATTTGATAAAAAAGTTCGATTTCCGTGTGCGATGTTATTTCTATACTCATGGATAAGTGATAAGGTATTAGCAAGAAATTCTTTTTGTGAATCTTGTTCTTTTAAATTTGTTAATTTAAAGAAGTCCGAGGCAATTCGTTCTTTTAAGCCATCACGCAGAATTTTATACCAGTTAATAGTTGTTCCAAGGAAAAGAGCATTGACTGCAATCCAAGGAGGAATACAGTCATGTTCAGCCTTATAATGCTGTATAGATGCACTGTTTTTGTTTGTCTTAATTTGTTGAGTGATATTATTTATTTCTGATTTTCTATCAAGATCTTTTGTATTGGAGTACCTATTAAAATCAAGATATTCATGTTCATAAATCCCATATTTACTAGCAACATTATAAGCAATTTTTGTTTTTAATGATTTTTCTATATAGATAATATACTTAAATAACAGGTTATTTAAGCTGTTATCAATTAAGGCAATAAGATGTAAATCATGAAACGGAACTTCATAAGAAAAGCGTTCAAAGCCCTCTTCATCAATATAAGTTCCGAAAATATCTTTATACCCATTAATTATTCCATAGTAAGAAATACTTTGAAGCACTTCTAAAACAAATTCGTCACTTTCGACAATTATATTCTTGTCTTTTATTCGTTGTAATTGCTGCCTATATGTTAGAAATGGTCTGTGTTTTTTAGCTTCAGACAAAAAGAAAACCTCCCGTCTATAAGATAGGAGGTTTAGCTTAGTCGCATCCGCAACCATTTAATTCCTATCTATTATACCGTATTGTTGTATTACTGTCAAATCAAACCCTTTTAACAAAGTCACCTATGGTTATCTCAGAATTTTTTGGTTTGATGGGAGTAATTTTATCTTCTTCAACATCAAGTGGGCCTTTTGAAGTAAATCCACCCAGTGATTTTTGTAAATCAAAAACAGGACCTTCTTTCAGATGTTTTGCAATACAAAAATTTGGATATACTTCAGTGATAATTAATTCTGCTTTTATAAAATCATAGTTGCCAAGGACTGTCCCATCTATATCTTCAATTTTCGGACCAGGTTCATAAATAGCAACTTTCTTACCTTTTCCAATGCTGTGGATTTTATCGGTAAATCCTGCATTAATAACAACGGTAAATTTATCTAGGATTTTTATTACTTGCATTTGTTTTTGTGACATTTTATGTTTCCTCCCAACTAGACTTCTCTAGTTTTTATACTTTATATCTCAGATTTTATTATTGACAAAATAGCGTTTTTGACAATAATTGTTCCTAATCATAATTCTGTTTCTTATCAAAATGGCTGAAATGCTCACAATGTTTCTTGTCTGATAGTCCTGTTGCATCGCTACCTATACTTGTCTAGACAATTTTCAAAGCGATATTCTCAAGAAAAACTACTCTGTAGCATTCTCATTATATCCATTAGTATTAAAGATTAAGTATTTCTATCCGATAGCTTTTGAATTAAGTCAAAAGCTATTTTTTTGTCTATATCTTCTAAAGTTAGGTAATTTATCAGTAGTCTTGCTTCATTGGTTTGATTTTCCTTATCAAACTCTATTAAACTAGCAAGAAGATTTATATAAGACTGTTGTTGAATATTTCTAAGTAGTTTTTCTAACAGAGATGAATCATCTATATATTTTTCCAGTATATTATAAGATTTTTGCTGGAGTTTCAAAGCTTCTATATTGTCAGAGTCAGACATGATTTCATAGTATTTTTTCATTATGTCCAAATTATCCAATACTGAGCCAATAGTCTTAAAAGTGCTAGCTTCATCACTAGACCCTAATAAATAATCAACATTTACATTAAAGTAATTGGCGAGAGTTTGAGCCTGTTCATGCTTTATAGCAGGTTTTTCTTCTTTTTCCCAGCGTGAAATAGTCATAGAAGTAACACCTAATAAATCTGCTATTTCTTTTTGAGTGCGATTTTTTTCTATTCTTAAATCTCTAATTCTGTTCATTCAGTCATTACCTCCCCTAGATTATAACACAAAATAACAAAAATGTTATAAAAGTGTTGCAATTAACAAAAATGTTTGTTATTATTTATTTAATAACAAAAATGTTAGCGAACAAAAGGAAGGAGGAAAGAAAAATGCTTATTACCTCAAACCAAGCAAAAGCAATCCGTAGAAAACAGGCTGATTTAATGCTGACTAACCAGATTGCTTCAAAGCAAATTGGTATCAATCCGATTACTTATCGTAAGGTTATCAATGGTGGCGAAGTAAAAAAGAGTATCTACCAAAAAGTTATGGAATGGCTAGTAGAAGACTACTAATCTAGATGTTACCTAATTTGATAATCCCTAAGTAAGTCATTATTTATAGCCAAAAGCTTTTACTTGCTACCTATGGCAGTATCAAGAGGTTTGTTGCTTTTTCTCCTTATTTGTTCAAACCCTCCTTGGTACTGCTCTAGGTGGCAAGTACAGAAAAATACACAGAAAGGAAAACTATGGAACTAGTTTATATGGACGGACAGAAAGAGCCGTATACACTTAGTAATATTGTGGCAGAGTATGCAGAGGTGCAACATCACACTATTACACGCTTAATCAGAGAACACAAGGTAGATTTTGAAAATTTAGGAAAGGTTGGATTTCAAATCCAAGCTATGACTAGTGGCCAACATTCAAAGAACTACATTTTGAATGAGCAACAAGCTACTTTATTGATAACCTATCTCAGAAACACCCAACCAGTCAGAGAGTTCAAAAAGAACTTGGTCAAGGCATTCTTTGAAATGCGGGACGAGCTGGCCAACTTCAAAATCCAACGAGCCTTAGAAAAGCCAAGGCGAAAAAACTTACTTGAAGCAATCAAGAACTGGGAGAATGCACCCAAACAAGCCTATGCCTCTGTAAACAATCTGTTGCTTAAGGCAGTAACTGGAATGAACGCCAAGCAGTTGAAAAACAAGCGTGGTGGACACAACGGTATTGATAGCTTGACAAGTGATGAACTGACAAACTACCAGGCTTTTGAAGATGTAGCGATAGCTCTGATTAACGTGAATATGCAATACGCTGACATTCGAGAGTTAATCATGAAAAAGCAAAAACTATCTGCATGATAGGAGGGGATAGACATGGCATACCTGCCAGAAGAACGAGAAACAGTCATCAACTACGATGAGCTAGCAGATACCTGGACATTTGAAACCAGTGTCCGCAGGCACATTACCAAGATTGAAAAGCGTATCGAACTATACGACATTCTTTCAGAGGAAATCGATGAGCGAGGGCGACGAGTGTATCTCAGAGTAAAAATGAAAAACGGAACAGTCAGCCCCTTTGCAAAACCTCCAAGAAAGAAATAATCATGAAATCTATTCTACGACACAGGAGAGTATCAAGAACGCACTTCTGACAACTTGAAATGTCTTTCTAGGGTAAATATACCACCCCACTACTTCACTTCTTCAAAATGAAGATGATATGCGTTAAAAATGAAAGGAGGCAAACCATAGGCGGACTAATCTATTTAACACTAAAAAAGACCGCTAAAAAACTAGCGGACCTAATAGAAACATTATCTGGAGTAAAAGAAAAGCCCAAAGTTTGACGACCGACAGGCTTTTCCAAAACATTACTAAACAAACAATTAATCAGCAGGCAAGCGATTAAAAGGGATTTAGTAAACAAATCTGAAATGATTATACCACAGAAACGTGGAATGTGCTAGCAAGTAGAGGGCAACTCTTAAAAATGCAGAGAAAACAAAAAACGAGGAAAAAAATGAAAGATAGAGCTAATGATATTTTAGTCGATTACGAAGGGCTTTGTGGACAGCTTACTGATGTACTGGAAGTGTTGGATTTTGCAACTGCAGGGCATAGCCAGGCTATTACATCTGCTATTGTCAATACTTCCATTCACGCATTGCAAAGGATTATTGCAGATCATAAAGAATTAGCTAATGAATACAGAGAAGGAGTTTAAACATGTCTGAGGAATTAACACTAACTTTTGAACAAACTTTGATACTACTTGCCATATTAACACCAATTAACTTTTTTCTTTGGTTTTGCCTTGGTTTAGGCACTTTTCAAGCTCCTGACAAGCCGAAAACCAAGCCAGAGGGTAATTATTCCAGACAGCTGACAAATGCGAACTACGGGGCTTATATTCAATCACAGGGCAGATATTACAATTAGGGGGAATCTATGCTGACATTTGAAAAACTTGAACAACTAGCAAAACAAATAATTGATAATACTACCCCAGACGAAGCACAGAATTTTCTTGATTTAGATCAAGAGGGGAAACGCTTATGGACAAAGAAAAAAATTATTAGTCTGGAGGTGCAGGCATGACAGAAAAACAACTACCAACACATCTACAAAAGATTTTCAAGCTCCTACCGCTTGGAATGGATTTGCCAATCACAGGGGCGGACATGGAACGACTGACAGGCTTGGACGTTCGAACCATTCGGGAACATATCCGCCAGCTTATTGTTGACTATGGCATTCCCGTTTGTGGTGGGCGAGATAACAAGCTAGGGGGCTACTATATCCCCCAGAATGAAGTGGAGCGACTTGCTGGAGTGCTACCGCTCCAACGCCAATACGACCAAGAGCATAAGCGTATTCATGCATTATTGACGGCAGATTTGACAGACTGGAGGAAGTATAGAGATGTTTAGTTTGAGTAAAGAGAGTGAGCAAGATCTAACTCATGGCTTGCTGGATATTGTTGGTAAGTATCTGGAAGGACGTGAGAAGGTCAAACCAAGAATACTTGGACTAATGACCGCTGAACAGTTGAAGAGTGAGCTAGACATAGAATACAAGACTTTGCAACGGTGGGAAAAACATGGGCTGAAACGATACCAACCACCGCTAGAAGATACGAGAAAAATCTTTTATCGAGTAAGTGATATTCTGATATTTTTGGGGGCTGAGAATGGCAGATAATAAAAAATATTATTATTTAAAGCTAAAAGACAATTTCTTTGAAAGTGATGAGGCAATCATTCTGGAAAGTATGCCAGACGGCTATATTTATAGCAATATCCTTTTGAAATTGTATCTACGCAGTTTGAAAAACAATGGGCTACTAATGTTTAACGACTTAATTCCCTATAATGCTCAAATGCTTGCGACAATCACACGGCATCATGTAGGAGTTATCGAGAAGGCAATTCAGATTTTCCAGCAACTACGCTTGATAGAGATTTTAGATAACGGTGCAATCTATATGACCAATATCCAGAATTTTGTAGGCCAATCAAGCACAAATGCTGATAGAATGCGAGAATCAAGACGACAATTACAAATGTTGAACAAATGTGCACCAGAGATAGAGATAGAGAAAGATATAAAGTTAGATATAGATTTAGATATAAATAAAGAGATAAATTCCGAATTGAACAATTCTGCTGAACAGAGTTCAGCGTATGTTTTTCCAAATTGGCTTAATCAATCATCTATTGATGAACTGAAAAAAGTCAGTCCAAAGAATTATCACCTTTACATCCCTATCCAGTACCTCAATCAAGAAACTGGACACACTTATAAATTTATAGCTACTCACACCAAATTCATTCAAGCTAGATACAAAGACGGCTACACCCTTGAGGACTTCAAGAAAGTTATTGATACCAAGGTAGCCCAGTGGAAGAATAACAGCCAAATGGCACAATACTTACGACCTAAGACCCTATTTTCTCCTAGCAACTTTGATAGCTATTTGAACGAAGTCTCAAAACATAGCCAACTAGGCAACAATGATAATCACCCACCACTACCATTCTAGGAGGTAATCCAATGGATTTATTAGACCGAAGAAAAATACTTGAAGAATGTTGCTCAAAACACGGAACACAGCTCTGGCAAATCCAATTTCCAGACAGAGAAACCAAAGAACTGAAAACAAGCATATTCTGCCCAAGCTGTACGCAGGAGGATATTGCTTTGCATGAGGAAGAAATACTTCTAGAGGCACGTAACCAACAAGCCTATGTGGCAACCTATGATGTGCTAATGCGTGATAGCCTTGTACCTACTGAGCTGAAAGAAGCTAGTTTTGAGAACTTCAAGGCTGATACTGCTGAAGAAAAGCAGATGCTAGAGTTTGCAAAAGCGCAAGTTGAGAAGTACAAACAAGGTATGACGGGCAACACGCTGATCACTGGCCAGACTGGTATTGGAAAAAGTCATCTATCTTTTTCCATGGCTAAGGCAATTAACGAGCATTTCAAGGAGATTGGCAAGCCTAAGAGTGTCCTATTCGTTAGCTTGACTGAAATCATCAAGCAGATTAAAAACGGCTGGAACTACGGCAAAGGGGCAAACCTGACAGAATTTGATGCAGTGAAGCAACTGACTAGCGTTGACTTTCTTATCCTTGACGATTTGGGGGCAAAGAATGCTACTATTGCTCCTAAAAGCGACTGGGAGCAGGATTTCTTATTCGATATTCTCAACAACCGAGAAACCACGATCATCAACACCAATCTGAACAGCCAAGAAATAAAGACCGTTTACAACACAAGAAATGCAAGCCGGATTTTCAAAGGACTAGAAGGGAACTCATTCAAGGCCTTCAGCATTTCTGACAAACGTTACACCATAAACAAATTTAAGCAAGGAGAACAAACAAAATGACCGAACAAGAATATTTTGCCCAGGCAGAAAAAGAGCTGGAGGAATTAAACCAGCAACGAGCCGAATTCATGACTATGGATTTTAAAGAACTCAATAATGCAGACTATATAAACTTTTTAGAAATAGGGAACAGGATTATCGCTGAAGATGTTACCTTGAACGTGTATGAACTCTATAAACATCCAGATACTAGGGCGAAATGCTTTGCGACCATTGCTAAAATTGCATATCACGTCAACAACATGTTTCAGACAGCAGACCGCATGGAAGCAATGATTGACAGTCTAGAACTACACTTCCAAAATACGGTCAAGAAATTAACACTTCAAACAGACAGCGACAAGTTGGCAGAACTACTGCTGGAAATCAAGAAGGATAGTCCGAATATGACGGCAGAGCAGGAAAGCCAATTTATTCGAGATATGGCAGTTAGTGGATTGTTGATGAAGGAAAATTAGAATATGAAACCCAAAAATCATGCTGAGGCGACTAGAAATTACTTAGAATACGAGCTAGAAGAAAAATACCTAAACATCAACAGACTAATTCAAAAGAGAAAAACAGATCTACTGCAGGGATACGAAGCCAAACAGATGAATATGAGACAGTTTGATACATCGAAAATAAAAAGCGAATCTCATTTCAACCACGCAGAAAACATGGCACTTGAGTTTTCCAGCGATATCGTTATTCAAAAATTAGAAGAGTTTCAAAAATGTATCGATGAGTTATTAAAAAAACTAGAGCCAGATGACCGTGAAATATTTGAATTACGGTGGGGGCACCAAAAAAGAGATTGGGAAGAGATTTATCACACTATGCAACTTGGAAAGACTGGATATCTATACAAGAAAAAGTCTTCTATCCTAAAACGTAGAGAGATAATTCTGGATAGCTTTGCCCGTCTTTTGGGATATCTTTAGAACGTGATTTATTTCAACTATCCATAACGAGATATTTTCTAGTTGATTTTTAATAACTATCATGAGACCTTGATACAACTAATTTTGGGAGGTGATGCAAAACTGGATACAATGTAAGATATGACTAATTCAAAAGGAAGGAGGTAACAATATGAACAGACAAAATGAATCTGAATACTTGGTTAGCGATCGATTTTTTATGAGCCGCGAAAACAGAATGAGGCTCATCGCTAAATGTAAAAAAATTCCTGACTCTCTCAAGCAAAGAAAAAAGGAAATATTGGAAAAATATGGTCTACACAATGATAAACAAGACACTAGAAAAGATGATTCAAAAAGTTCAGCAGGACTTGAAAGATAAAAAGACTGCTCCGAACTTTAGAAAGAAATACAAGCAACATTCAAATATAAAACAATGAAGGAGAAACTAAAATGACATTAACACTTACACGACAAAAAGAAAATCTAGAAAATTATATCCGTAGCAAAGGATATTCTAAAACAGGGATGAACCTATTCGGAAATCAGGTCATTCTTGAAAAACCTATCCTTGATAGTTACGAAGAAGCCAACAGACCTAAGGAGTTAGTTGATTTAGTCAATACTATTGAAACCTTAACAGAAGGTGGCGAGTATGAAGTAAGCGACTTTTCGTCAGAAGTGCTGGAGGAGATTGATCTAGAACGGTCAGAATTACCGAGTACAGATAAAAACACCATTAAAGTTAATTATCGTGTAAGAAGCTTTAGTGGTAATCTAATTTTCTCACAAGAGCAAATCGACGACGGTCAATATAATCTTAGTGATTATCTAGGCAGAAAAATTGTAAAACTTGAGCGTAAAACACGAAATAAAGAAATCGGTAGAATTCTTCAAACCGCAGAGAGTAAGACAGCTACAGATATCGACGAACTGAAGTCAATAATCTCTCTTATCAATCCAGAACGTAAAGTTTCAATGGTCATTACCCAGTCATTATTTAATATCTTAAGTAAAATTAAAGACAACACGGGAAATTATCTACTAAAAACTGATAAGGCGGCAGGCACAACTGAAACTTTCTATGTTGATAATTTTTTAATTGTAGATGATACAACTCTTGGAAGCAAAGGCGATAAACTCGCATTTGTTGGAGATTTAGAGAATTTTATAACACTCTTCGACCGTAAAAAATCCACATTAAGTTGGAGTTCTACTGGGAAAATTTTCGGTGCAAGACTTGTATTACATACGCGATTTGATGTACAGAAGATTGAAGCGGACTGTGGTTACTTAGTTGCTTGGAATTAGAAACGGGGGACACTATGAAAGTTGATTTATCAAAATATCCGCTTGAAGAACTTAAACCAAAATTTGAAGATATTGAGCGAAAAAGAGCTACATTTAAGAAATTTGAACAGTCTATTCTAGAGAAAAAGGCCCGTTTACAAGGAGCCAAAAAAGTTACTTTGGATAACCTAGAAGATGCACTAAATAACAATACTGTAGCATCCTCTGAGGAAATTGAGATTTTAGACGAACAATTATCGCAGGTTTCAAAAGAATTCCACAATGAACTTTATGATCTGCAAGCCCTAGTTCCTTGGTACATTCATTTTGAAACACGTAGGCAAATTAGAAGTAATGGTATTGAGAAAAAATATCGCAAATTAATTCAAAATATTGTTTCAAACTTTGAAGAACTCAAAAACATTCAAGAACAAGTCCAGGAAACAAATGACAAGATTGCAAAAGAACTCTCTCAATCTTATGATTTATCAGGATGTCGAACAGAAACTGAACTTTATAGAATAACTCCATTTTTTAGAACCCATCATGGAACAATTAACTTACCTGAGGAGTTAAGAGAATCTAGAAAATTTCTAAATGATAACTAAGGTTTTGATGGTGCTATTGAGTATTTGATAGCACTATCCTTTTTAATTAAATCTAGTTTTTTATAACGAGCCAAGCATAAACTGAAAAAATAAAAGTCAGCGAGTAGTAGATATATCAAGACTTTTCAGAGTTGGACGAGTTTCACAGAATGTAAGATATGAGAAACTGGGGGGCTCGTTATTATTTATCTTTATTGAATTTGTCACATTGAAAACTTGTCAAACTAAAAATAGATACGATAAACAAAGCCAGTATAACCAAGACTTTCGCAGATTTCATGACATTGACAGAATTTACAGTATGACAAACTCAAAGCCACAGAAATTAAGTTTAGGAGGTGGTACAGATCCATGAGAAAACTTAGTAAGAGGGAATTGGAGTTTATTGACATAGATTTAGAAAGATATAGAACTATCAATAACAAAATCAATTCAAGGAGACAGGAGCTGATACACAACAAGAAATATGATTACAGAGACTCTATAATGGGACGAGGGAATAAACCCAGTAATCCTACCGAGAATACGATAATCAGAATTGAAGAAGATTTGACATTAAGAAATCTGGAGGCCTTCAAACTTCTGGTAGAAACCCTGATGACTAGATTGATTGATGTCGACTTAACAATATTCAAAATGAGGTTTCTCAAAGAAAATGCAACATGGGATGATGTAGCTGAAGAGTTAAATAAATCCAAGATCTATATCAATCGCCGAAGACAAATCATTGCTCAAGAGTTTGAAAAATTAAAAGGCTTTTGACTATCCCCCCTCTCTTTGAATCATCTTCATGTACTTAGGGTACCGGTGAAGGGAACTTTTTCCAAGTCGGAGGCAGTCAGAGAAAAAGGGGGTAAAAACTTACTACTTTTCCAAAATAGACCGATTTTATATCTTGTCAAAATATAATCATAAATCAATTCTATTTTTTGATTGATTTGACAATATTCTTAATCTTTGATAGCATAAATTTACTAACCTTAGACTTTAGAAAAAGGCTAAGTGCAAAATCCTCAGTTGACACAAGCTGTCACGATAATACGATAACATCACATAGTTATCGTATTTTTATCTACTATCAATCAAAAAAAGCGTAGCTGATCACTACGCTAGTCCTTGCCTGCTGAACTCATAAATTTTTTTAGGTTGTCAAATGTTGATTTGATAACCTTTTTTCTATGTAAAATTTGTTCACCATTTTGTTCACCCTTGGAGGTGTTATAAGGAAATCTAATGCAATTCTATTTGTTCAAAAAACCAGTAAAATCAATGGTTAGGGAGCTTTAGAGGCATATAAAGAAAACTGTTGCTTATAAAGCCATGTTTCGCCATT